ACCAGTGCGTCAACAGCGTCCGCCAGAACAAGCGGGGGATCAAAGTGGATCCATCGGGGCAGGGTTCGGACGACCAATCCGCATCTCTCCGTCAGGACTTGATTCGCACCATCGAATATGACTCCGATGCTCCATCGATTTACGCCAACGCATATCAGGACATGGTAGAGGGGTCATACGCCTTCTTCCGGATCTGCCGGCGTTACGTGCGCAACCAGTATCTGGACCCGCGCCAGGACCTCCCGAGGCTCAATCTGACCATGATAGGCGGCCCGCAGCAGGCGCCGGCGCCTCAAAGCGTCCCGCGCAGCCGCAACCAGTCCCTGTTCGACATGGAGATCGCCATTAAACCGATCGCCAACCCCAACAGTGTGTTGTTCGATCCCACGTGCAAGGAACCGGACTGGAGTGACGGGAAGGCCTGCTTCGTCATGGAGCGCATGTCTAAGAAGGAGTTCAAACGACGGTGGCCCAAGGCGCAGACCACCAGCTTTAGCTGGGAGCACAAAACCAACTATGGGGACTGGATCTTCGAAGACGACGTGATGGTGGCGGAATATTGGCGGGTGGAGACGGAAGAGAAAACCGTCTACCTGCTCGACACCGGAGAGGTCACCGACAAGCCGCAGAAGAGCTACGTGGACAAGCGGAAACTCGATCAGCGGTCGGTGCGAAACTACATCACCAATGGCGTCGAGATCCTGGAGCGGCCGGACGAACCGGAACCCGGCACCATTATCCCCATCATTCCGATGATCGGCCTCGAGCGGTATGTGGAGGAGGGAGGATTCAGCAAGCGGGTGTTGTTTAGCCTGGTGCGCCTGGCGCGCGATCCGCAGATGGCTCTCGCGTACCTGATCTCGCAGGAAATGGAAGAGGCCGGCTTATCGCCTAAGACTCCGTTCATCGGCTACAAGGGACAGTTCGACTCAAGCAGGAACATGTGGCGGGACGTCACCAAAATCCCCTACGCCTTTTTGGAAAGCGACATCCCCGACAACTGGCCGATGGGACAGGTTCCGCCCCTTCCTACCAGGGTGCCCTTCACCCCCAACTTCCAGGCGTACGAAATCGCCAAGGACGCGCAACAGCGAGCCATCCAGTCTGCGATGGGAATCATGCCGCTGCCTACGGCCGCGCAGCGTGCCGGCGAAAAGAGCGGCGTGGCACTGCAGCGCATCGAGAATGAGGAAGCACTGGGTTCGTACCATTTCGTGGATGGGTACGATCGGGCTTTGAGACTCGCCGGGCGGGTAATTGACCAGTGGATTCCCGCAGTATACGGCGGCCATCGTGACAAGCACATCCGCAAAGCCAACGATAGCTACCGGCTGATCACCTTGAATTCCGCGGTGCCGTATGCAGACCAGAAAACCGGTGTTCAAGTGCATTACCCCGTCGAAGAGGTAGACCACTCCATATCGATATCGACGGGCCCGTCATTCGCCACGCAGCGGGAAGCGGTCTCAGACTTCCTGGACAACCTGATCGGACAATTGCCCAAACTGCCCCTTGGGCCGCAGCAGGCCGCGCAACTGCTCGCCATGGCACTCAAGATGAAAAACCTTGGGCCACAAGGTGACGAGATGGCCGAAATCATCTATCCCTCGGACGGCGGACAGAATCAAAGCGCGGCGCAGTTGCAGCAGGCCCAGACCCAACTCCAGCAGCAAGGCCTCGTGATGCAGCAGATGCAGGCCGAACTGCAGAAACTGCAGAACGAGAAGCAGGCCAAGGTGGTCGAAGGCGAGTACAAAATGGCGACGGAGCGCATGCGGGCAGAGAGCAATCTGCTGGTCGAAAGGCTGAAGATCGATGCGCAGGTGGCTGCGGCCGAGATCCAGACCCGGTCCCAGGTGATCTCGGAGCGCATCGCCGCAGTGGATGAGCTCTACCGGGCGGCGCAGCAGCAGTTGCATGAGGGCAGATCGCAGGCCGCGGACCAGCAGCATGAGATGCGGATGGCGCAGCAGGAATATATGGCGCAGGCTCTCGAGAACCAGCAACAACAGCAACAGCAGCAAGAACAGCAACCGCAGCAGCCGGAGGCGCAGCCATGACGCAATTGCGTGAGTTACTCATGATTCTGGCAGTCGTTTGTTTGTTCCTGGCCACGATAGGCGTATCGTCGCCCCGGGGCAACCTGATGGCGGCCGGGCTCACCCTGTGGGCGCTATCGATCGTACTGACGTGACTTTTGGAAGCCTCTTCACCGGCATCGGCGGCATCGATATCGGACTTGAGAGGGCCGGGTTCGAGTGCAGGTATCAGGTTGAAATCAACCCGTACTGCCTGAAGGTATTGGAGAAGCACTGGCCGCAGGTAAAACGTTATGGCGACATCACCGCAATCGATGGAAGCGAACTCGAATCCGTTGACGTCATGGCCGGCGGATTCCCCTGCCAGGATCTCAGCCAGGCCGGGAAGCGTGCCGGAATCGAGGGATCTCGCTCGGGCCTTTGGTTTGAGTTCGCCCGTCTGGTTCGGCAATCTCGACCTCGATGGGTGCTCATTGAGAACGTCCCAGGCCTCCTTGTTTACGACGGAATGCGACGAGTTGTCGGAGAACTGGCCCGACTCGGGTATGTGGGATGCTGGCGCAGTCTACGAGCTTCAGAATTCGGAGCCAGTCACCTCCGGAAGCGCGTCTTCATCGTCGCTATGGATAACTCCCGTAGAGCGGGACAACGGCTCAACGACCATCACGCCCAACTATCCGGATGGCTTCAACGCCAACTTGGTGAATCAGGTGGTTCGATGGCCCACAGTAGTGTCGAACGATGCGGAGAAGAGGGGCAATTTCGATACGGAGAGATCACCGGGTTTGGCGGCATCAGCGATGACGTGGCCCACTCCAACTCTCCAATCTCACAGCGGATCAGCGGCGTATTCGACAGAGAGCGGACGACATTCAGGTACGACGTTGACGGACGCGATCCGCATGTGGCCCACGGCAAGAGCGGAGGACTCGGAGAGTTGCGGCAACCATCCGGGTGCAATGGATTCGTTAACGGGGGCCACGCGACTGTGGGCGACACCAACGGAAGACAACGCGAACAATGCGGGCGGCCCCAGCAGAACGAACGGCACATACCGGGACCTGAACGAGGATGTAGCGAACTGGCCCACGCCGAATGTACCCAACGGGGGACGGACGACGAGCACCAGCAATTACCGGGAGGACGGCAGCAAGCAGCAGATCGATCTGGGGGCAATTGCGGGTCAGTGGCGAACCCCGAACACGCGCGACCATCACGCGCAAGGGCCTCGGGAAGATGCCCAGCAGCGGCAGATCACTCTCTGCGATCAGACGGCAATCTGGCAGACACCTGGAACGGACTCTTTCCGCAGCAGGGGAGGGGACCGGAAGGACGAAATGGGACTGGATCAAGAGGCGAGGACCTGGATAACGCCGAATGCACGGGACTGGAAGTCGGAGACGGGAAGCGAGAACAATCGTTACAACAAGACGCCGGGACTTTCCCGCCAGGTCTACGAACTTTCGCGCCCGGACCCAGTGACCCAAGATGGCCTGACATCCTCAGAGAACGTCCAGACCTCGCGCCGGCGCTTGAATCCTCGCTTCGTAGAGTGGCTGATGGGCTTTCCGATCAGTTGGACAGAGCTATGAGCAACCGCACAAAGCGTCTGGGAACACTCGGCAATGCCGTAGTTCCAGATTGTGTGGAATGGATCGGCAGAAAGATTATCGAGTTTTCGTCAGCCGGAACGTCATCCGGCAGGTAACCCTATGGAAGACGTAACAATACCGGCCGCGGCATCGTCACCCGCGCCAACAGAAGCACCGGAGGAGTCTACTCCACCGCCGGCAGATGATATCGGGTCGATGGCAGTGCCCAAGGACCCGGAGGCATACGCCGAATGGAGGCAGACCGGAAAATTGCCGTCAAAGGAGGACTCGGCAACCTCCAAAGAAAAGCCGTCACCGGAGGATTCGGCAACCTCCAGGCCGTCACCAGAGGATTCGGCAACCTCGAAACGGCGGACGGAAAACCGCAAGGAACAGATCAATCGCGAATTGCGCGAGGCGATCGCGGAACGCGATCAGGCCCGCAGGGAGCGTGATCAGATCCGGCAGGAGATCGAAGGAGCCGGTAAAAAGGACGTAAAGCCACCAGCAGAGCCGTCCCCTGCTAAACCGGAGCCTGAAGCTCTCCAACGTCCGGTGAGGCCGAAGCAGGAAGACTTCGACACCTGGGACAAGTATCAGGCCGCAGACGACCAATACCTCGAGGACCTGGCCGATTATAAGGCAGCCGGGAGGCTCGAGCAGCATACCGCGAAACTGCGTCAGGATGCCGCGCAACAGGAGATGCAAGTCCGGCTGAACGAGGCCAAGACACGCTACGGAGAGGAAGCGGAGCCGGCAATATTGAAGACCGGTCAAACGGTCTTTGACGATGCCAAGGTTCCGCCGGCCATCAAGGCCGCAATCGGCAGGAGCAAGGTCCTGGTCGATGCCCTGTATGTGATGGGCAGCGACCAGCAGGAGCTATCCGATTTCCTCGAACTCGCGAAAGCGGATCCCATCGAGGCTCTCAGAAAGTGGTTCACGATCGAATCGTTGGTCGAGCGGGAGCTCGCCGGCAATGCTTCGAAGGAACCAGGCGAGACGCCTCCCCGGGCCTCAGACGGTAAATTCCAATCCGCCAAACCTAGACCAGCACCGGCCCCCACCACCGAATTGAACGGGAATGCATCACCTCCGGGAGATGAGAGGGAACGGGCCGCAAACACCGGCAATGTTCGAGCGTTTTTCGCAGAGGGAAACCGTCGCGACATGCAGAGGTGGAAGGGCAATATCTAGCAAATGGCAACCAACAATTTCGTAAACACCAGTTGGGTTTCGCTCGAGATTCTGCGTCTGCTCGTCAACAAACTGGTGGTTTCCGAGTACTTTAACCGGAACTGGGAGAAGGACTTCAACAAAGAGTTCGCGCCCGGTTCGACCATCCAGATCAAGTTCCCGCAACGGTTCACGATCGTGGATGGCATGGGTTACAGTCCTCAAGGCATCAACCGCATCACGACCACCGTTGCACTCGACAACTGGATTCAGGTTCCGTTCGAGTGGGACGACTACGAACGGGCGGTACGACTCGAGCGGTCGGAAGAGGAGCTCCGGGAGAATTACTGGGCACCCGCGGGCGCCGCGATCGCGCAGGAAGTGGACTCCAGAGCGGCCAACTGGGCGCGGCTCAACGCCAGTAACCTGGTGGGTCAACTGGGCACGGATCCCAACTCCGTCCAGACCTACTACCAGGCGAGAGCCGTGCTCGAGAAGGAAGCCTGCACGCCCGGCCGCCGCTGCATGCTGATCTCCACATCGATGATGGTGGCTCTGGGCTCCAACATCACCTCGGTCTTCAATCCGCCTACGGAAATCAGCCGTATGTGGAAGTTGGGCACCATCGGGCAGCTCGCGGCATTCGAATTCTTCGAAAGCAACTCGTTGTGGACCCACACGGCGGGCACCTGGGCGGCCGCAGTCACCGTGCAGGGCGCCGGCCAGTCTGGAGGCTCTCTGATCATCAAGGGGACCGCGGGAGACACCATCAATCCCGGAGATAAGTTCAGCATTGCGGCGACGAACATGGTAAACCCGATGACGCGGCGCAGTGCGGGCCCGCTGACGCTCCGCACCTTCACCTACCCGGGTCCATCGGTAATGACTCTGACGGGAGGCAACGACACAATCACCATCCTGCCGGCTATTTTCGGACCGGGATCGCAATACCAGAATGTAGACGCATTGCCGGCCAACAACGCAGCCCTGACCCTGTGGCCCGGTACGACGTCGCCGAACGGCAAGAGCGGCACCATCGGCCTCGGACTTTCGCGCGAGGCCTTCGCACTGGTAGGGGGGAAGTTGTATTTGCCGAAGGCCGTCGAATCCGCGGCGCAGCAGCAGGACCCCGATAGCGGAATCGCCCTCCGCAAAGTCATTGCATGGGATCCGGTGAGATCCATGCAAGTCAACCGCTACGACAGTTTGATCGGGTACGGAAACCTGTACCAGCAGAACGGCGCCGTATGCGTGCTGGGAGCATAACAGGAGGAAATAATGCCGAGACTATCATCACACTTTGGGTTGGCGGATCCCCGGCTGCAGTCCGTCTCGTTTCCCATGATCTTGCCCGTGACGCTTACCGCCGCAGCTATCCTGACGCCGGCCCAGACACTATCCGGACTGATCAGTTGCAATGCCTCGGTAACGCTCACCCTACCCTCTGCCGCGGCTCTCTGTGACGCGATTCAGGGCTGCATGGTCGGAACGTCGTTCGAGCTCATGATCAAGAGCACGGGCGCGGGTTCCGTGACGGTTGCGGCGGGCGCGGGCGGAACGATGAACGGGACGGCCACGGTGGCGACGGTGAGTATCCGAACCTTCCTGATCAATTTTACGAACGTGACCATCGGCCAGGAAGCCTACACGGTGTATTCGGAAGGACAGGCAACGTACTGATTCTCCTCCGGCTTGACCGGGGGAGCCGCAACTCCCCCGGTTGTTTTTTTGAATGTCACTGAACGAATTCCCGGCAACGCCGGCCAGCCTCACCGAGAAACAAGAGCGGGAGGCTATGGCCGCCGTGTACGGTCTCCAAGGAGCACCCATGCATCCCAATACGCAGACGGAACTGAGCTACGAAGAGCGCGTCAAAATGCGGCGCATGCTCGATGAGCTCGACCAGAAGCAGGCCGGCGGCTTGAAAGAATTCGATCTCAACAAGCCCCCGGTTCCGCCATATGCCTATAGCGAGTACCCATTCCTGCTGTACAACCACCAGACCAAACAGACGCGGGCAGCGATGAATCCGCAGCAACGGCAGCAGATGATCGCGTCAGGTTGGAGCGAGGATCCGGTCCCGGTGGAAAACCCGGAGGTGGCGTTGACGGCCACGGAACTGATGCAGGCCGATGAAATCGACCGGCGCCTCAAGATGTCCAAAGACCAACTGGAGGCCGAACAATCGGCGGGACATATGGCGGCAATGAGAGCGGAGATAGAGGAACTCAGGAGTCTGCTGCGCCAACAGCAGGATGTTCACGCGCACGATGCCGGACTAAACGGCGAAATCACGGAACTCGAAACCGCTGAGAAATCAGCACGCAAAAGGAGCAAATAAATGTCCTATCAATATCCACAGTATCAGTACCCGG